TAATTCTTTGATTGTTCATATTCTCCAGCTTTTTTAGCTGGACAGAACCTAACGCACCATTCAACTCTCCTGGTCGCACATTGTATCCTAAAGTGACAAACTCAAAAGGATTATCCTTAAAGTATTTTGTGCCTCTTGTCCAGCCATGTGATCTTAAACTTAGCAAAACATTGTATGTTTCAGGATCATTACAAACGACCATACCGCCTTCCATTGTTTGTATATGGTGGCTAAAAAATGTACTGAACGTGCCTATGTCACCAAATCCCCCACAATTAGTATCTCCTTGCTTTGCTCCCATAGACTCGCAGTTATCTTCAAACAATACCAAGTCATAGTTATTACAGATAGAATTAATTACTTCGTAGTTACAAGGATTGCCTAAAATATTAATAGCAAGAACGCCTCTTACGTCCTCTTTAATATTATCCTCAATTTGACTGACATCAATATTCCATGTATCTTTATCAACGTCTACAAAAATTAAATCAATACCATACTGAATAAATGGAAAGTAAGATGTACTCCAGCCAATAGCAGGTACAATAACTTTATCTCCTTTAGATATCCATCCTCTTTCAACAGCAGCCGCCACCATTAATAGATTAGCACTACCACCACTATTGACTTGAACAGCATATGGAAATCCAAAGTGATCACAAAACTCATCTTCAAACTTTTTTACTTTTTCTCCAAAGGTAAACTTACCAGAAGCGATAACCTCATGCATTGCATCTCGCTCCTTGTTGTCCCATGTATCATGGGCTAAAGGCCAGTTAATTTTATGATACTGTGTAGTAACCATCAGGTAATTCACCTCCATTTTTATACCAATATTTTTCTGGTTGATCAGACAATAACATTTCTTTTATCAACCTGTCAAAAGTATATTCACGTTTCCAATTTAATTCTTTTTCAGCTTTAGCAGAATTACCACATAAAACGTCTACCTCAGAGGGTCTGTAAAAGTCAGGATTAACTACGACAACCAGTCGCCTTTTCATTTTTTCGTTAGCCTTAGTTGTAAAATAATTAATATATCCTTTTTGTTCTATACCTTCACCTTCCCATAGTATAGTTTTGTTGTGTCTAATTTTAAAACAAAGTTCTACTAATTCTTTAACACTATGTTTTTCTCCTGTTGAAAGAACATAGTCATCTGGTTTAGATGCTTGTAGCATAAGCCACATTCCATTAACATAGTCTTTAGCATGTCCCCAATCTCTCAAGCTGGAAAGATTTCCTAACTCAAGCGGCTCAGAAATTATATCCCAATTAGCCACATACTTAGTTACTTTTCTGGTAACAAACTCCTCTCCTCGCCTTGGACTTTCATGGTTAAATAATATTCCATTACAAGCAAACATATTGTATGCTTCACGATAATTTTTCACCGCCCAGTATGCGTAGTATTTTGCTACCCCATATGGTGAACGAGGATACATAGGAGTTGTTTCATTTTGAATTGGTTCTTGTATCTTGCCAAACAATTCACTAGAAGATGCTTGATAAAATTTGGGTATAGGACAATCCTTTATATTTCTACACGCCTCAAGCAAACGCATTGAACCAATGGCGTTAATATCTCCAGTGCATACAGGAGTGTCAAAAGATACTTTAACATGGCTTTGTGCAGCCAAGTTATAAACTTCATTAGGTTTAATATTATTTACTATTTTATTTAAACTAGCGCTGTCTGTCATATCCCCTAAGTGAATAGTTACATTAGGATTATTAAGAATATGTTCTATGTTTTTTGTATTAGGTGTTGAACTACGTCTAATTAAACCATGCACATGATAATTTTTTGATAAAAGTAGTTCAGCCAGGTAAGAACCATCTTGTCCAGTAATGCCTGTAATGAACGCACGTTTTGACATAAATATTTCCTTGAAAGTGTTAGTCTCCCTCCCGCGCTACTAACTCAGTTGCCACAATTCACCCAGATAGGCAACCCCTAATTGTGGTCTACTCTAGAAAGGAGATTCTTGTTCTTGAGCAGACTCACTACCACCAACTACAAAGCCACCTTTAACAGGTTCAAACTCTGAACCACTTCCACCATAAGGAACTAAGTCAACTACCTGAATAGCAATAAGATCAGTGGCTACACCTTTCTTCTTATTGTATTCCCAATCGTAAGTAGAAAACTTGACGTTAACCATACTACCATTTCCGATAAGTCTGTCATCCCAGTTGTTGTTCTCGGAATCTTTAACAACAGGAGCAGTACGTTGTGAACCATCACGCTTGTTCACCTTACGTTTTATTTTAATAAAGTCACCTCTGTCATCGTCTTTGTTTTGAACATTAAGACCAAGACTTTCAACCAGATTTTTACTATCGTCGTCCAGACAAACATCAACTTGCCATACAGGTTCGTAAGTTGTATTAGGGGAAATAACGCTTGCCCAGTAAGCCTTACCAGAAATAATGTGAGTATCCATATTGTATTCTCCTTTACAGTTTACTAAGTCTAACTACTTAGCTTGATAGTTGAGTTGATAAAATATTATGACAGTTACATGTTGTCAAGATATTTTTTTTAATTTTTGCACAGCGGTTTTAAAACAATATAGTTCATTTTGTGTAGCCACATATGCAGGTCTTTTAAGTTTTCCGTTAGCTCTGCCAAACCTTTTCTTAACAATAAGTTCAGCCGCAGTCATAAAACCTTTTAATTGAAACGTGTCTTCTCCTTTCTTTATAATTAAAGCAAATACATCTATACTAGATTTATGTTTTGAGTTAGATATTAACATCCCATTTCTATGAGTTGTAGTCTTAACGTCAACACATATACCATCTACATTTAGATCACCATCATCAGTTCCTTTGGCTTTTGATTTAAGATCTAATATCATAAAATCTGTCGGGTATAAATTACATAACTTAGCAAAAGCCAGTTCAGCTTCAGCACCTATGATATCTATTATCTGTGTGTCCGATACAGCATTATCATATATACCCGCACCTCTGTTTCTTTTATTACGTGATCTACCTATGAACGAACTAATCTGTAGTTCAGCAGGAGTTAAATTTATTAATGCGTCTGCGACCAGTTGTGGCCTACTTTGTATTCGCTGTCGAGTGGACATTTGATGCCTAACCTCTCTTGAGTTTTCCTCATCGCCAATTTGGTTAGCTTGCCAAATTCTTCAGCCTGTTCTTTATTTATTTCATGTTGGTATTCATCATGTATTGATGCAACAAGACGCGCTTTCATTTGCGTATACGATAATAAATCATGTATGTCAACTAACCATTGCTTGCATATTACTGCACCAGCCCCTTGTATCAAAAGATTTACTGCAGAATGTTTATTTCGCACGATTAGTTTTCTTCCATCCAACCCTATCAGATATCCTCTGTTGGATGCAGCATCAACTTTCTGTCTCAGCGTTGCCAAGGCTGGCACGTTAGACAAGAAAGTATCTATTAGTCTTTGACCATCCTGTGCCGTGCCACCTACCACAGTGCCGATTTTAGCCGCCCCTGCACCATAAATAAAAGCATAGATAAACGTCTTTGCCTGGTCGCGTGTCTCTAATCCTGCCGCATGTTGATTAGCTGTATGTATATCACCGTCAACAACATCACTGGTAAACTTACTATCTTCCAAGTAGTGTGCTAACGCACGTAACTCCAGAGAAGAAGCATCGCAGCCGACAAGAAGATTAGATGCATCTCCAGTAGTCCAGCATTCTCTGCATTCCTTACCATACGGCGAATAACTAGCTGGCACCTGCGCCATATTCGGAGAATGATGCGCCATTCTTCCAGAGATTGCACGTAACGTAAGAACTTGTCCATGTACTTTTCCATCATCTTGAACTGCATCTATCCATGATTGTATCTGTGCTATCCTTTTACGAAGCATAAGAAACTCTGCTATCTTCTTTGCTTCAGGTAAGTCCACATCTTTTAACACACCTTCATCAACGATAGGATGCCCTTTGTCTGTAAACTTTTTAGGCTTCCAGCCTCTAGACAAAAGTCTTTTAACTATCTGTTGTCTGGAAGACAAATTAAATTTTTGATAATCAATCAGAGAATGAACACCGCCCACGGTAGATAAATCTTCTATATGTTTTAATCCGACTGAGGATAAAGAACCATCCTTTTTAATTTTAGGTGTAACCTCTCTGATAAAAACAGGTATGGGTGGGAACATATCTGTTACTTCTTTTTCGATCTTATCCGACTGATCTTTTAGTCTCGCAACTAGACATGTTGCTTTCTGCATGTCCAAAGCAAAACCATTTCTTTCTTGTTGAGAAACTAATTTTCTAACTTCATACTCCAAGTCTATGCACTGTCTACGAACAGACTGCATCTCTGATTGCAACGAGATATAAACTCGTTCAGTAAGTTCCACATCACGAATGCAGTAGTCTATCATTTCTTGAGACAGGCAAGAGAAGTCGTGGAAGTCTATCTTACCAAAGCCTAGCCTTTGCCCCCAGGATTCTAAAGAATGTCCACCATCTCTTACAGGATCAGACAACTGTGATAAGATCAGAGTGTCCTCTATACGATCTAAATCAATATTGACTGAAGTAAGTTTATTGAGAACATGGGCATCAAAAGATATACCGTTGTGCATAATAAATTTAGATACACGTTTTGCAAACAAAGGAAATGTTTCATAACATTGTTGTTCTTTCCAAACATGTATTTTACCTGACTCACGTTCTTTGGCTACGATGCAAAATATTTCTGTTGCATTTAAATCATCAGTCTCAATATCTAGGACAACTTTCATATCTACAGTTCTCCGCTTGAACTATCTCCCTCTGGATCATCGCCTAGATTGTGTACCTCTGTCAACCTTCCTGTATCTTTATTAAAAAATAAATGAGAAGCCACGCCAGTATCCCCAGCGTATCTATTCTTCAATACTCTGATGGTTGTTGTGTTGGCTATGTTAGGGTCATCAGATTGTTGATCACGCTCCATAGCCACCACTGCATCACTAAGTTGTGCTATACTTTGACTACCTCTAAGGTGGGACAGACTAACCTCTCTGCCATTCTCATGCCCATTGTCACCTTGTGCGCGGCGTAGATGGGAGACAAGAAGCATAGCTACGTTTGTCTCCTCTACAATCGACCTTAACTTAGTCATCAGATTATCAATGTTTCTACGCTCGTCGTCTCCCTCCAAACCAGAAACTAATATCGATAAGTGATCTAAGAATATCCACTTACAGTCTAATGCTTTGACCATGTACCTGACTCTTGAAAGTATTTCATCAGTCTTCATACTTCCAAAGTGATCGAAGGCATAAAATCTTCTTGTTCCTACAGTAGCCTCTTGCCACTTGCGAAGATCATTCATACTAAACTGGTCACGCACCTCACGAATGTACAACCTGGCATTAGCCTCAACTGACATGAGGTGAAAGATAGTTGACCTTACATTTTCCTCTAAAGATATTACACCAATGTTTTCCTCTGTATTATTTAATACATGATGCATAAGTTCACGCATAACACTGGACTTACCAGTGCCTGTGCCAGCCGTGAAGGTTACAAGTTCCCCTGTGCGTATTCCATACAGCTTTTCATTTAAACCATCGAAAGGATACAGACAGGTTTTGTAATTACCCTCATCATACAGGCCATCGCCCATGTCAGCCAGATTAAGGATGCCAGCAGGGGTGTACACTTTGGCATTCCACCATGCCTGAGAAAACTGTTCACGCTTACCACCCTGTAGGTATTCAGATGCATCCTTACCATCCGTCATGTGAACAATGCGACAAGTATTAGGTTCAAACAGTGCGGCTACTTGTTGCGCTGCTTTCCTTCCCTTGTCATCTGCATCAAAGCACAAGACAACATTATCAAACTTTGAAAGATATTCTAAGTTAGCCTTACAATCTTTGAGTGCAGACTGAACACCATTCTTGATAGACAACACAGGCCATTTACTTCCAAGCATTTCAAATGCTGACAGTGCATCTAACTCACCCTCACAAATTGTGACGTACTTACCACCAGCATTGAAAAGGTTTTGACCAAATAAAACACCTCGTCCCAATGCACCCACTGGTTCAGCAGGAAAGTCTTTCGTTTCCACAATACGAATTTTATCAGCTATGTGATTACCGTTAGAATCGTAGTAAGGATAGCGGTGTTTTATTATAACACCTTCCTGATTTTTAACTGTTCTAACATTGTATTTTTTACAGGTGTTTGATGATATCTTTCTATCTGGTATTGATGTTACTACACCTTCAGTAGATTTTAGTGGGGTGACATTGGTGGTGATGGGTTTAGACATGACAGGGTAATCTCCTTCTCCTTCAAATCTTGTCTGACAACTAAAACAATATTCGTGTCCGTCAGAATACAACGCTCTTGCATCTGATGAACCACAACTATCGCACGGCCTATGCGCCTCAACCAGTACGCTCTCCTTGCTGTCCATGTAATTAACCTCTGGGTTATTAATTAATAATTAATTATCATATTTTAAAATATAAGTCAATAATATATTTTATATATTATAATCAATAACTTATAAAACGGTTCACGTATGAGAGAGATATACTAAAAAATTATTCACGTATGAGGAAGATTTATATAAATATTAACAATCCTGTTCATCCATAATGTTAGACACAAAAGAAAAATCACCCGCTTTTATTTCATCTGTTTCTTCTGTAGCTAACTTTCTTGCTTCCTTCCTTGAGTAACCCTCTTCTAAATATAAATCTAATAATTCTTTATAGATTGTTTTCCTGTCTTTCTCCCATAGATTCTTCATTTCCCCTGTCCACGATATGGTTTCCAATCTCTTTTTTTATGTTTATTTTTAGGATTAGTATTAATCGAGTGACCTATACTTGTCTGCATGTGCCTTGTTATTTCAATCTTATCTTTTAATCCTATCCCTTTTTTAATCGCCATTAGTGTATTACCTTTTCATTTTTATTATTATTTTTTGTTAGTGCTTTCCAACTTTCAGGAAATAATTTACGAATTATTTTATTCCACTCTCTAGCCAGTTCTTTAATTTCTTCCTGCGCGGTGTCTTCACTGCGTAGATTGTACGCTCTGGAAAATGCAGCCAGTGAACCTGTCACGTAATAACTCGTATACATTGATTGAGGTAAAACCATCCTGGCTTGTTCAGGACAAATATTTAATTCTAACAATGACTTATAAGTTCTCATGCACATAGAATATAATTCTTTTGGACTACTGGATGATTGATCTAAGGCGCGGTATACTCCATCAACAAACCAAATTTTCTCATCTAATTCTTTCTCTGTTAAACCTTCTTCATCAGAACCTTGTTTAATATTCTCAGCCCTAAACCTCCATACTTCAGGTGAGTAAAACTCAGGATCATCATCCACATATCTTCTGCTTACTTCGTTATAAGTAAAACCAATGGTGTGCTTAAATCTTTGTCTCGCAACAAAAATAGGTACAGTCTCTCTTAAAGTAATCGAACAATGAGTGAAGGGTGTGAAGTGATTATGCTTCGCTAGATACTTAATTAATTTTATATCTTTCTCGTGTAGTTCTTTTTCAGTTGGTGGCGACTTAACATTTTTTTTCCACGAAGATTGTTTATCAAAAGAAACCCTAGCGGCATTGACAACTGTAAGGTCATCCCCTAAATTAGCTATAAGTTCAGCTTTCATTTAATCTCCTATCCGATATTTGTTCTAGTTTACTTTCTAAGTACGTTACCTTTTTTCTTAAATAAATATTCTGTTCATTTAGTTCTGCTATTCTTTTATAATTATTATAAGTTGCGTTAGTCATCTGGGCTATTTGATCTTTCAATATTTTAATCGTTGAGTTTTCAAATTGTTTATCCATTTGTTTTACTTTCTAATAATTTTTAAAACTTCATCACGTAGGACTTGCACTCTGGTAGCTAAGTCATGTAGCTGATGTTCTTGTTTTAAATTTAAGTAAGACATTTCATTTACTTTATCTAATACTTCGTTAAGAGTTGAAACTATATAACAGTTATCTTTTTTTACTTCATCTAATAATCTTGATAAACTTATTTGTAACATATGCGGCTCTATTAAATTTCGCTCGTTTTTACAAGCACGCAATTCATCTACTGTATTTTGTAATGTCTTCTCCATTATGCATTATCTCCAAAACCAAACTCAGGGTAGTCCTCAGAGTATTGTTTTAATTCTTCTTGTATATCTTCTAAATCTTTAAGTATATTTTCTATGTATTCTTGATTTATACTTCTAAATGAGTTTGAATTTAACGAATTAAAAATTAACTCTTTTAAGGATATGGTACTCATCATAGACGGTGGGTGATCTAAGTTATCTCTGTATAAAGATATGCTAGAAATCTTTTTTCTTCTTTCATACTTTAAGAAAACTTCCTCTACAATTTTAATCCTTTTCACAATTTTACTCCCCTATAATAGAACTAACAAATAAAAGGGACAGGCTTATAGGATTAAATAAACCTGTCCCGAACAACTAGTGAACACTTCTTAAAGAGTCGGGGATGTTTTCTTGTTCATCATGCCACTCTTCCAAACCATTCAGAAAGTCATTTATGTCATCTAGATCTAACTCTTCTACATGGTTAGCGTCTGCGACACCTAGAAGATAATCTCTCATGTATGAGGGAATTTCTTCGTGTGATTTATACTTATAAACCATTTTAACTTCCTTTCTAATTGTTGTTAAACTGCTTCAAGAAACTCTTCAAATACTTTAGACTTAAACCATTTGCGTACAGTCTCTTGCCGCTTAAATAAACTATCATTATCAGCGTTGCTACGCAATGGGAACCTATTATCATTGTGACTAGCGTAGTGCGTCATAGCTGAAGTAACAGCAAACACATTGTTACCTCTGTTATAAACCTCATCCGCATACTGAGCATACAGTCTGTCTGCTAAAGTATTTTTTCTTTGCAAATTTTGATTCTTAGTTAACTCAGAAAACAGAAGTCTGACATTGTGTAGAGGACCAATCCTAGTATCTGCCCACTGTTGATGCATCTTAACCACATTTTTATAGTTAACCATGCAATCCTGAAAAGCAGATATGAAGCCATCTATAGTAAAGTTTTTCGTATGCTTACGTTTGGTTACATCGTAGTTACCTACAATCATACCGTTAGTGCAGAAGGTATCTATCAAGCCACCATAGAAGACTACAGATGATGATCCATTAAAAGTATTCTTGAGAATAAATCTAAGGATCATATCTGTTTTGTGTCCTACATCTGTCTCAACAGATTTTTTAATGCTAGGAAAGATATACTCTGCATGACACACCGCGCCATTTTTAGAGATATGGTCTTTTATCTGAACGTTTTCTAATACAGATGGATCAAAGTAATTAATCATCTGTTCTTGCAAAGGCATAAGTACTTCTTCATTCTCTACTATTCTATAGTTAGATTTTACTATAGATAGACAAACGTCAGGTCCAATGACACCATCACCGCGAGTTAACATCTTGTAGTTTTCAGCATCGCAAGCTGTGCATTTACCTATTACGTTCTGTTCAAACACTTTAAAAAATATTTCTCTGTCGTTCGTGGTAGTAAGATGGTCTAACATTTTTTATCTCCTGTTTGTCAGATTACAGTTTAAGATGGAATAACTTTTCTAAATTATTTATTTTACTTTCTAACATTTTTATCTTTTCATGTAAAGCCTCTATATCAACTTTATTTACCTGAACTTCTAAAAGATTACTGTCCATCATTGCCGCGTGTTCTTCCAGTTTAGCTGTATGTTCTATGTCAGTGACAGTTCCTTTGATGCCTACTGCTGCGCCACCAGCTAAAAGCATAGGCGCACAACCAGCAACCACTACCATTAATAAAGTTAATAACAGCATGTGTGCAGATATAAACTTTTTCATTTCTTTACTCCTTCACCTATCCATGAATAAATAGTTATTTCTCTGTCCCTGTTAGCAGTTTCACCTACAACAGGGCATCGTGTGATAATAATATTATCTTTCGTACCTACTACTAGATTAATCATCTCAGCTATAAATTCTTTCTTTGCTTTCTCTCCTTCCTCTTTCCAAAATATTCGGGAGCATACATTCTCTCTTCGATATGAAGGGGCGTATTCTATGTATGCTGTTACCTGTTCTTTACGTCCCATGTCAGCGTCTACGTTATCTTTTAGAACGTCTATACTACTTACTATGGTCATAAATCTTCTCCTGGGTCTTCACTTTCCCAATCTAATTGACGTTGTTTATAGTCGTGAACAAACTCTCTATATTGTTTTTTACGAACATCCTCACAACTCCACCAAATAGGTAAAGGTTTTATATTTTTTTCCCAACACTTTTTCCAATCATCATACGTTATGTTTTCCATTATCTCTTTTCCTGTACCTCATAACTATTTCAAAAATCGCGTCACTATATCTTGCTGCCAATGCCATTATCATATTCTGTTCTCTGCCTGTTAGCTCAGAGTATGTTATGCCATAGGTTAAAAAATTAGTGTACATGGCGTCAAAAGTATCAGCCTCTATATCTCTTTTTATTAAGTCTTTTGTTTTATTTTCTTTACTGTTCATTTGTTTATCTCCGCATCCTTCTAGCCGCACTTCCTTTCTTAACTTCTTTATCTTTTCTTTGTACTTTTCTCTGTGGTGTGACAGATTTTTTAATGTACCATCCAACTGCCGCACCCGCGCCATAGCATAAAGCTGCTGTAGCGATTAGTATTACAAAGCAAGTGCTTGTCATATCAACTATCCTTTTTTCCATTCTCTTGTAAAAAGATATCTTCTCGTTTTGTTGTATAGTTATTTGAAGAGTAGGACTTACCTTGAATTTCTCTAAGTTCTTTTTCGCCATATCCTAAACGCTCCCAAATAATCCTTCTATTAACCAAGTGACTTTGTTTTATCTCAGCCTTAGACTGACCATTATATTCTACTGCATAGTTCCTGACTAATAGCGCATTGTTTAAACTAGTTTGTCTATCAGTCCATGAATCATAGATCCAAAACTGACCGAGTATCCTACCAAACTTTCCTTTCCTGCTTTTGCTTAAACTTGTAGACAGGTGTTGTATAGATCCTTCTTTCAGAAAATCTTTAACCAATGCTTTAGCCATCAAGCCAAAGTATTTTTCTACCTTATCCCTTGTCCTACACTCTGGCGTATCAATGCCATACAATCTTATGCGTTGATTGTTTAGCCATACCCCGAAGCCTAGATCAATATCTACGTCTACGGTATCACCATCTACTACTTTGATTATTTTTGCTTTGTATTCGTACATTTCTTTTTGTCCTTTGCTGATGGTTTCTCTATGTATTTGATTTCAACTGGGTTAGTTATATGCGCCACTGCAGAATGCGTATTTGTTACAAATATTTTACTTCTATCTGTCAGTTCTTTTTTCTTAGGCATTTTTATTTTTCTCCATTTCTTTTATTAAATACTTAAACTGCTCTGCTGTTAGTACGTCATTCATTATCTGTGTGAATGTCCTATCTTCTACTCTGTTACCTAGCATCCTGTCCTTGACATTACACAACACTGTCATAATTTTAATTACTTCGTAAGTTTTCATTTTAATTTCTCCGCTACTCTCTCATCAACCATTTTCTCTACCTTTTCGTAAAACCAATCTGAGTCTGTAATGATGTCAGTTTGATGATCTACTAATTCTGTGACGTACTCTTTAATGACTTCGGCAAGTTTGATTCCGAATGTCTCGTCAACGCTATTTAACATTGGGTCAATCATACCAATTAGCTCCTAATAATATTATGCGTGCTTCGTTCTCATCTCCGACAATTTCTACTAGCTGTTCCTTACTCTCGGCATAGGATAAAACGCCGTCGAAGTATTGATAACAAACTTGTTCTACCAATTCCTGGCTATCAATTTTCTGCATGTTCATCTTGTGTCTCGCCTCGTATAATTACTCTGTAGCTGTCTCGGTTCATACACATAGTCCTGACTTTAGCTGGCTTGACTATCTCACCTATATGAAACTCGCATGTATTGCGTAGCGTCGATACTTCATAGTGATAGTCATACTCTGGATAAAAAGATACTACGTTCTTGTTATCACCACTAAAGTTATAACCTTGTTTTTTTGTGCGCTTTTCAATTAATGTAACTATTTTCTTTTCCATAATAGTTCTTCCCTATTTTGCTGGGTGTTTTCCATGACAGTACAGGTACTGAAATGACTGGTATGTTACTAGGTTTTAATGTTTCAAAATCACAAGCGATATAATCACTATCGCGTAAATGTTCTTGTATGCCTACACTTTCCAGATATTCTACCGCCAAGTGTGCTGTTTCGTAATCTTGATATGAGTTACCTATCTGGGCAAGCATGTGTGTATCGCGAAATATACCTACCACAAATCTTTTTTTGCGCCATATCTCTTGCTCCTCTTGATATGTGGGTTTTACATATCTGCTTTTTTTAATTGTCCTAGTCATATTGTTTTACTCCTCAATCTTAAATGCGTCATAAAAATAAAAATCACTACGAAATTCGTTTTCCTCCCAGCCTAAATTATTATCACAAAGATCAAGATTATTTTGGCCAATCTCACAAGCTTGCTGGTAATTGTCAGCCTCGACCGTACACATAAAATGTGTCCGCATGGTTGCAACTAATTCATATTTTGACATTATCTTAATTCCTTATTAATACCTCTTTATATTATCGTATTCTAAAACTTCTGGGTTATGTTTTAGCCAATACTTTTCATACTCTGTTAGCGTGTGCTTTTCTATGTTCTCAGCGTCAGGAAAATCTTCTTTTAAATCAGACACTGAGTCATAGTAGGCTTGTGAATATTCAACTCCCTCCCCGTTACAGTGATCGCAATCGTAGTATGTAACCCACTCATCTCCTTCGCCGCGATATATTTTTCCCTCGCCTTCGCATTCCAAACATGAGACGGTAAATTCATAGAGCATTGTTGTTTATCCTGTTTTGTTTCGAGCTGTAGTATGCTTATAAATGTGTCATAACTAAGGCAGTGTTTCATTTTCTTTTTCCATGATATATTTAATCCAATTTTTAACATCTTTTTTATTCATGGCTATATCAACCGAGTTATTAAGATGTTGGTCCTCTATTTGATCGAATGAAGTTTCATAATATTTAATAGCCATTGTCCTATTCCCTTTTTCTATTTCAAATTTTCTAGAAGTTGTCTCTTTGTTTCACTATATTCTGTATCGCCTATCTGATTGCCTTGCCAATCTACTTCATAGCCCACCCATTGCTTATAGACCATGTAGTGTTTGTTTCCGGCCTTCACGTAATGCCTATCATCTTCGATCGAATAACTTTCATCCATTAATACAGTTCTCATTTTTCCGCTTAATTTTAATACTGTCATTGTCTTAGCTCCTCATGCTGCTATTTGTTTTCCAAAATGGTTACGACCATTGCCATGTGCTGGAATGGCGATAGACTTGGCCTTGACTTCTGACCCAGCACATAGGCCGCACTTCTCGCATGTGGTACGTTGTCCAGCTTCCTTACTAGCCGGACATAGTATCTCGTGTTCTGGATCTATTTCATTAACATTAGATATAACTCTAAATGTACGTTCGCCATTTTGCCATGCATCTAAAGCTTGCTGAAATGTATCTACACTTCTCATTGTCTGCTTAGGTTGGTAATCTGCTTTAGTACCAGCTTGATGGCTATAACCCGTGTGTCCTATGCTATCTGTCAACAATGCATCCCATACGTAACTAGGGACTGCTGCAGGATCACCATAAGTTCCTAGCCTTACCTTACGTCCAGAGCCAAGAGCTACAATGGGTAGTATTTGCGTCCTATGTGGGTAACGTCCAGCAACTAATCCCTTGTAAACAATTAGTGGACCTTGTCCTAGCACAACGTAACATGTGCGTTCAGTAGCTTGCTTTTTATCTGGGTTATTTGTTGGGTTGCCTCTATGAGGGCATGACCCACAAATGCTAAAATCTTCGCCGGTTTTGCTTGCTTCCCTTGGATCAATGTCTGCTCGTAATATATAAGTTTGAAGCATCCCGCCGGTTTTACCATTGCGGCTTTTACCTGTTAACGCTACTGCCACAATACGCTCACCATCGATTTGACTAGGTCCATCATAGATAATGTAACCTGTTGGTTCTTTCTTCATAGCCATTTGTTTAACTCCAGTGTGATGTAACTAAGATAACAGAATACTATTACTAATGTAATTAATATTAAAACTTCTATCATGTCAATCCCCTAATCAGTTACCCATTCCTTAAATGGTTTAGGGTATTCATGTCGCGCCACACACCATACATATACGCGATATCTATCTATTAATTTTTCTGGTGCTTCAGGAAATAAACTTTCCTGTAATCTTATAAACCGTCTAATTGATGCATCTGTTTTAAACATGGTCTAATCCCTCTCTTTGCTCCAATAGTTATTTTTTAAAAAGTTATTAACTTTGTCTTCCCCATATTGCTTGAACATTTCACCCAAGAATACGTGGCTTTGTTCACCATTAATAATGTACTGTCCCCATCCATTGGCGGGATTTCGTAAGGCCTTTACATATGTTGCCGCATCTTTTTCTAAACTCATTGTTTAAACTCCTATCCATATTCCGAAATAATAATCTCCTAGTACAGCAAGCGCGTATGTCACGATCGCCGCAGATATTGTTATCATTACAGTTTTAAAATCAAGCATGGTTGTTCCTTATTTATAAAATCCTATTGAGGCGGGATTGATCCATTCCCACATACCGTCATTTTCTTCTGCCCATTTTTCTAAATCTTCATGAATGTATGGATCGCCGCCACGAAACTCGCCATAGTAATCTACCAATCCATCACCATTTTCCCCACTAATCATTAGTGTTTCATCCTGAATAAAAGCATGAGGTTTAATAAAAACCTCTATAACTTCATTATCCTTAAAATCAAATTCCTTACATTCGGGGAGTGTTGCTAATAGTTTTTCTGCTGTTTTCATTTTGCTTTCCTTAGTTGGTTAATAAGTAAATCCTACGTCAACATCTATGGCTATCCATTGTCATGCGTTCGATATGAACTTTTTCTGACATTAAATCGCCCATAGCTGCAGTATTTGGCACTCTCCATTTGTCTGCCCAATGGTGATAAGGTTTATCTGCTACTTGCATAACAACATAATCATCATTCATGTACTCAGTAAAATCGTTTAAATTGTCCTTAAACTCGTCGAAATTGCCTTTAAACTCTGCGCCTAATTTTACTAATTTATCAAAAAAATACACATTTATTTCTTCAATGGCCTTTTCTTTAGAACTGTATACCCCAGACATTGTCACACCATCCTGATCAATTCCAATTACATTCCATACACTATTCATTGAATTAATATCCCATATTTAAGTTAATGTTGTTGTCTTAGTATCATTTGGAAAACATGAAGTCAAATATAAATTAATTACATTGTAAATGATATTTCGAGCTGCAATTATAAATATTTTAAAAATGATTTTTCGAGCTGCAATTATAAAATTTTAAAACAAAAAAAAGAGCGGTATAAAACCGCTCTGAGTTTGAACTATGTGAATGTTTAAATTTATTTAGAAGATTTAATCAGCGCGTTTTTAATTTTGTTTTGAACGTTAGCTGGTAGCTTTTCAAATTGAGATTTTAATTCAGTGTTGTCTAGACCAGCAATTGAGTTGATGAAAGTAGCGGCTTGTTTGATTTCATTTGATTTAAGCATCGGCTTAATTTCCTTAAAGTTGGTTTGTGTTAATGTTGTTGTACCACGTAGACGATCGGGTGTAAATATTCTTCCAAACTTTTTTTATTTTTTTTAAAATAATCATTCTAATTAATTTTAATGGTGATGTTTAAACAAATTAATAGGGGATGGGTGGGGGATATCTGCGGTTTTAGGTGGGGGATATTTATATATTAAGAGACAGGCCTTCATATATAAAATTATTTATATTCTTTTTTAGTTTAAAAAGGCCTGAAAAATTTATGTTAATGTCTAAAAAGCATTTCGGGCCGCAATGTGGAAATTTTCTGAGCGTAATTTATATAGACCCGTGCAAAAAAATTTTGCCGCGCTGTCGTATATATATATGCCCCTGACATATACGGACCAAAAATACAAGGCTTGCTAACAATACTAAAATTTACACAAAAAAAGAGGTGCATCCAATCTAGGAAACACCCCCTTAGTTTATTTTTAGCAATTTGTGCATAGTAAAATTATTTTTTAAAATGCGGCTTACTAAACTTTCTTCTTTTTCTTACCCCCACGACGAAGCTTTTTTAAATCAGCAGCCGTTATCTTATTTCTTGGTGGGGCAACAACTGCCAGTTTCTTTTGTTTTGGAGTTAATTTTTTACCAGGCATAATTACATACACACATCATCATATAAAACATTCTTTGAGCGGCGATAATTGTTTAGTGTCGCACCATCCATAGATGATATATCTTCTTTAAAACATGTTAATCTATTAACTATCTTGGATATTGTAGTACCTCTATTAGAAAAAAACAATTCAAAAAAGTTATTGGTTCTTTCCAGCATCTATATATATCTCCTTATACTCTACGTGGTGGTTATTCTAACTTTATTTTTTATTTTTCTTTTTTATCTTTTCTAATAGCAGTTCTAAATGCTGTTCATTAGTGTCTCTATATATATAATTATAACAGACAAAAATAATAGAATCAATACTAAAAAGTAAAAAAATAAAAAATTATTTTAGTGTTGCATTTATGCAACTTTGCTACCCTTAAATACAGTGCTTGTTGTCTTTATTAAAGCAGGGTGTTAGAATTATACTTTATCACCATAATGTAGAGGTGTCTTTTATGGAAGAGGTTCAGTATTGTACTAACAAAGAGTATTGCACTTGCGGTAAGGATAGTGTATCTAAAGAAGACAACACATGCAATTGTAAATGTTGTAGAGAAGAAAGATTAACAGAGCAAAAGGAAAAATAGAATGTGGCAGATAGTAGCTATAATGGTTATGGGTTTTGGTACAGACCCACATGTATATCCGCTAACCAGTGAAAGGGATGCAATAGTTATCACACATTATAATGCAAAACCTCTAGATTTTATCACGGAAAAAAGCTGTTACACTTACATGCAGGAAAATGTCGAAGCAATTAAAAAATTTGCATCCTCTCAGTTTGATGGTAAACCAGTAAAACAAATTATTTGTGCAGAGAATCCAGAATGAATTGTTGGCATTGTGAAACAAAACTTATTTGGGGCGGCGACCAAGATTTAGAAGATACTGAGCATAGTATGGTAACTAACCTTTCTTGCCCGAACTGCGATTCATACGTTGAAGTCTATCTTCCTCATCAAAAAGAATAGAAAGAAAATTGCATGGAAGACAACCCAGAAGAAGAGAAGCTGACAGCCAGCCAGCAACAGGCCATTCAGGAACAGGAGTTTAAGTACGCCACTCTTCTTCAGATAAGAAACGGTTTGAAAGAACTGGCTGCACAGAAATGTAAAAAAGATTTTTTGACATTTGTAAGATTAGTGGCACCTACCCTGATATCTGATTGGGAGATGGGTAAGCATATCGAAGTCATAGCAGACAAATTGCAAAAGGTGGTGGAGGGTAAGATCAAGCGCCTCATGGTCTTTCTTCCTCCACGTAGCAGTAAATCTGTAATATGCTCCAAGTTATTTCCTGCATGGTACATAGGTAAAAATCCTAATCACGAAATACTTACAGTCAGTCACTCAGATCAGCTATCCAGTGACTTCGGCAGATCAGTCAGAGATATCGTAGGAACAGAAGAATTTACAGATATGTTTCCTGGGGTAAACCTGAGACAGGATGTACGTGCGGCAGGTAAGTGGAAGACAAACTTAAACGGTAGTTACTACGCTGCAGGTGTTCGTAGTCAGATTGCAGGTCGTGGCGCACACGTAGCTATCCTTGACGATGCCATGTCTGAAGAAGATAGTTTTTCTGAAGCAGGAAGAAGGTATATCAAGGAATGGTGGCCATCAGGACTACGCACACGTATCATGCCTAACGGCGCGATAATTATTATTAATACCCGTTATCATTATGACGATCTTTGCGGATGGCTGCTAAAGCAGCAAGAGAAGTTTGATATAGATACAGAGATGCGCTGGGACGTAGTTAGTATACCTGCATGGGTAGATGAGGATTCTAGTAAATTATTAGGCTTGCCTATAGGAACAAGTTACTTTCCTGAGTGGAAAAGTGATGAAGTATTAAGACAAGATGAGATGGAAATACGGTCCACCAATGGATCGAAGTATTGGGAAAGCCTGTACATGCAAAATCCCACTCCTGATGAAGGCAGCTTAATTAAAAAAGATTGGATCAACTGGTGGGAATATGGTGATCCTCCTGGTTGTGATTTTATTCTACAGACTTACGATACAGCTTTCTCTACAAAGACAACAGCAGACTACTCGGTAATACAGACGTGGGGTGTATTTTATTTCCATGATGATGATCCTCAGACAGGTGAGGAGAATGTGGCATCCAATATTATATTGTTGGGAAGTAAGCGGGGCAGATATGAGTATCCTGATCTAAGACGTATAGCACAGGAGGAGTATAAAAAACACAGACCTGATTTTTGTCTTGTGGAGAAGAAGGCTAGTGGTCAGTCTTTGATTCAGGATATGCGTAGAAGCGGGTTACCTGTTTTAGAATATACACCTGACAGAGATAAGGTTAGCAGAGTTATATCTGCATCTCCTATGCTGGAGTCAGGAAGAGTTTGGTTGCCAGATGGAAAAGGCTGGTCAACAGAACTGTATGAAGAAATGATAATGTTTCCGTATGGTAAACACGATGATCAGGTTGATGCCATGACAATGGCTATTCACTATGTAAAAGATAGCTGGCGTTTGGAACATCCAGACGATCCTGATTGGGAAGACGATCAGGGTTATAGAAATCAGAAGCGAGTTGCGTACTGGCGAGTTTAAGATTATAATTAGAAATTATTTATTTAGCAAAGGTAATATACAATATGGCAACTGATGGCGATAGTGCATTAGAAAATATTGCAGCCTTAATTCAATCTGGATTAGCTAAAGGAGAAGAAGTAGCTAAAGGTATACTTGGTCCTGCCTATGAACCAGTTAGAGGACTTGCTCAACTTCTTACACCTGATGTGCCAGCAATATATGAGGCTGGCGAACAATTTGTAGAACAACCTAGCCCCTCTGCTTTAACTGCTGTAGCTATGGCTGGAGCATTAGAAAGTCCTGCAGGTAAAGCAGTAAAGCCTGTAAGTAAAATAGCAAAAACAAAATCAACAAAGCCTATAGCAAAAACAGAAGAAGATATTATTCCAGAAGCTACTAAAGAAACACAAAGACCAAATACTTTAGCTACTTATAAAAACGTAAATGAAAAATATTTTAAAAATATTAAAGGTAAAACATTAGATTTTGGTGCTGGCCTAGGTTTAGGGTCAAAAGAACTAAAAGCAGATGCTTTTGAACCTTTTCCTAGAGAAGGATTTAAACCTAAATATACAGAAATAGATCAAATTCCAAGCAATTCTTATTCTAAAGTAGCTAATTTAAATGTATTAAATGTTGTGCCAAAAAATGTAAGAGATGAAATAGTTTTAAATATTGGTAGAGTTTTAAAACCTAAAGGCACTGCTATTATATCTACAAGAGGTATATCAGATGTTTTAGGTGCTAAAACAGGAACACCAGGAAAAGAAGATGCATCTATAATATTACCAGATGGTGGTTATCAAAAAGGATTTAGTCAACCAGAATTAAAAAAATATATTGAAGAAACTTTAGGACAAGAAAATTTTAATATTGAAACAGTTTCTGGTATAGGAAAAGCGGCAGTAAAAATTACTAAGAAAAAATCAGGCGGCATGGTTATGAGAAATAATAACTACAACACACAAAGGATAAGATAAATGGCAACTGAACGTAATCCCTTTGATCCTATTCCGCAAATTAAAGTTACCCCGATAGAAATTGAATCAGAGAATGATGAAGCTACTATCGAATACGATGATTCTGACGGCGGTGTGATAGTTGAGTTTAAAAACCCAGTAGAAGAGTTATTATCTGATGAACAGGTAGAAGAAACAGATGATGAGTTTTACAGAAACCTGGCAGATGACATAGATGAAGATATTCTACAGGATATTGCTGAAGAAGTCTACGATAATTACACGGCAGATAAAGACAGTCGCGGCGAATGGGAAAGTATGTTCGAGCGTGGCTTCGATCTTTTAGGATTAAAGCTGGAAGAAGCTTCAGAACCGTTTGAGGGTGCATGTACTGCAGTCCATCCTGTGCTTATTGAGTCAGCAGTTAAGTTTCAATCTAAAGCTACACAAGAATTATTCCCTGCTGGTGGACCTGTTAAGTCTCAAATCATAGGAAATGTCTCTGAAGAGAAAGAAAATCAGGCACAACGTGTAGAAGAGTTTATGAATTATCAGGTCACGGACCAGATGACAGAATATTTTGATGAGTTTGAAAGAATGCTCTTCCATTTACCCCTGATAGGTTCTGCATTTAAGAAAATTTACTTTGATTCAGGTCTAAATCGTCCTGTATCTGAGTTTGTACCTATAGATCAGTTCTATGTATCGTACTATGCTACAGATTTACGCCGTGCAGACAGATATACACACGTAATTTACCGCTCTCCAGTAGAAATGCGAAGAGATATTGCTGCAGGAATGTACTCAGACATAGAATTACCTGAAGCATCTACCCCACAAACTACTGCAATGTCCCAAAAAATGGACAATATCATGGGTTTATCCCCATCTGGGGACAATGATCCACAATATGTGCTACTGGAACAGCATTGTTATTTGGATTTAGAGGGATTTGAGGATGAAGAGGACATAGCTCTACCATATATTGTTACAATAGAGCAAAAAAGCAGAAAGATTCTATCTATTCGTAGGAATTATGACAGGGATGACCCGCGAAAAGAGAAGAAAATCTTCTTCACACACTATCGTTTTGTACCTGGATTTGGTTTTTATGGTCTGGGACTGATACATTTCTTGGGTAATCTTACTATGACAGCAACTGCAGCTATGCGTAGCTTGGTGGATGCTGGTCAGTTTGCTAATTTACCTGGAGGTTTCAAGGCAAAAGGTATGCGTATTGTAGGAGATAATGATCCTATATCTCCTGGTGAGTTTAAAGAGGTGGAAGCTACAGGTAATGATATCTCTAAGATGATTATTAACCTGCCATACAAAGAACCTTCACAAACACTTTTACAGATGCTTAACTTTGTAACTGGTACGGCGCAAAAGTTTGCAGATACTACAGAACAAGTTGTAGCTGATGGTGTTAACTATGGTCCTGTAGGAACTACAATGGCATTGTTAGAAGCCAGTAGTAAATTTTTCAGTGCTATTCATAAACGCTTACATAAATCTCAGAAAGAAGAGTTTAAACTTTTAGGAAGAATTAACTTTGAGTATCTTCCTATGGAGTCAATATGTGATGTTCCTAACGGTACATTAAAAGTATTTCGCAGTGACTTTGATGGCAGGATTGATATTATTCCTGTGTCTGATCCTAACATACCATCTTCAGCGCACCGTATGATGATGGCACAACTTGCACTTCAACTGTCTCAATCATCACCTCCTGGTATGTTTGATATTGAAGAGTTAAACAGAACAATTCTTAATGCGGCAAATATTCCTAACTTAGATAAGATCATGCCAAGCAAGCCAAAGCCTGTACCGCTTGATCCTCTCAGTGATATTAGTGCGGCAGTTAAAGGTATGGCTATTAAAGCATTTCCTGGTCAAAATCACGATGCTCATATCCAAGTTAAAACTATGTACTTACAAGACCCTGCTAATGGTGCTAATCCGTTAATGCAACGTATTGCACCAATTTTAGAGGCTAACATGCAGGAACATATGATGTTAAAATATCAAGAACAAATTACTGGTATTACAGAAAATATGGTTTCCTCATATGGTGCTGAAGCAGAACAGCAGGGCATTGATCCTAATGATCCTAAAGTTATTGAAGCGGTCATGGCTACTGCTGCTCAACAGGTTATGCAAGCTAATCAAGCTGCTGCTATGCAACAACAGGCTATGTCACCTGAAGCACAACTTGTTCAAATTGAAGGACAGAAGCTTGGTCTTGAACAACAAAAGGTT